AGTTTCGACTTTAGCCCCAATGCGAACGTCTCCCCTCAGCTCTCAGACATTTTGTCTGAAACCCCGGACATGACAGCCTTTTTACGTCTGGGAAACACCCAACCTGGGGTGTGTTTATTCACTGGATCTCGGCCAGCTTTGTTCGAGATCCCGCACAACGCAGTTTTTGAGAGGATAGACAAGCCTGAGCCCCCCGAAGAGGGGATCGCAGTGCACCACCTCCTCGATCGGATCCGTGAGAAACTTTTTACGTATTTGCCTAAAATGGACGCTTACATCGGCACCAAGAGGCAGTCGGATCTGTTCGAATTTTCAGTCCACAACGGTGCTTGCACTTGGGCTTCCGTCATTCTCCTGGCCATGGCTAAAGGTTATTCCTTTAAGTGCGGCCTGGGCAGGAAATGCGATGAAGCGGTTATCGGTGAGCGCGGATTGAACACCTTGGACTTAGCCAAGATACTCGAGCAAATGCAGCTAACTTTCTACGTAGCTGGTGTCGGGCGCGTACCGCAGGCTGACCGCTCAGGTATCATGCTTCGGAAAAACCCCGATGGCACGTACCATGTTAACGTGATCTTAGTGCCAGCAGAAACCCGATCTTGGGCAAACGCGGCGGAAGACAGAGCAAAACTGCGATGGATCAACGGCAAGCTAACGCTCGGGAACTCCTACGTACCTCTCTCTTGCCTCCAGAACGCCAACTTTAAGCCCTCTGCTAGATCACAAATCCCAAGCGCCGTTAGCGAACACTTTTTCAAACCACCGCAGCCGAAAAACTTCGGCTTGAAACCGTCGCAATTCGGGCCAGTCACTGACACCAAAACTATGCGCAACCCGCACCTAGCAACTCTAATTGTTCCCAGTGACAGGCAACCGATCCAAATTTACGACTTCGCTGCCGGAACCAAAAGCGTCGTGAACACCTGGAAAGAAGCCAAAGTATGGGCAAATACTTTTGTAGACTACCTGTTCACTCAAGCAAGCGAACTACCAGCTACTTCCGACAACAACGACATTTATTTCGATCTCCGCGCAATAACTGGATCGCGGCAAACCCAGTCGGGATGGGATGCAACCTTTAACAGAATTCTCACGTGGGTGAGCACCCCTCGAGTCAAAACCCTATCTCGTATGGAACTGCACAAGCTATTCCGAGTGAATAACGTCGAAGTAGCTGTAACCGAAAAATTATGCAAAGTCGAGGTAGCCACTTACGCCGGGATCACTAAGTTTAGGCGTATAACGCAATTCTGTGTCCCAACGACAGCCGTCCTAGCAGAAAGCGGCGACGACATCCCTGAAACAGTCACCAAGCCTGCGGAGCAAAAACGCCCAGAACGCCCGACTCTCTCACTTCCGGTGCACGAGTACAAGGTCACACGTGAAGTCTTCGCAGACGTTTCTTTAGACTTATTAAACGACGTTGAAACGCTGAAACAGGTGTGCGTTTACAGCAAACTCGCCAACGAACAATTGGCGCCGTGGCTCACTGAAGACGACCTTAAGATTTTGCGGCCCAAAATCACTTTGCGGGACGTACATCTCTGGCGACGCGATAAAGCACAAACGATTTTATCTCAAAACGTGAATCCTGGTATGGAGGCAGCCAATATATACACGGAAGCATTTAGTTCATTAGCTCGCCAGCAGGGATCCATCCTCGTCAACGGTCGCCTAGTAGCAAACAATCTCGTCGAGCAGCGTTTCGACCCGCAGCCGCCACCTAGGCAATTTATTCAGAACTGCAAGATTATCGACGTGCGAACGAAAGGCGTAATAGACCAGAACGTTTTTACAAAATGCCTAACTATGCTACCTATATCACCAGACAGGGCCTTCCAGAAAATGACGTACGCTCCGCGCGCGCAGTTATGTAGCCATCCAAACGCGCGCTTCATCGCTGATTGCGCCCATGCTAACGTGTGGAACCGAGTATCTGATGAGATCAGGCGTGACCGGCGCCCTTTCGCTCGCCGCAGGTGGTTGATTATAGATGTCGGCGGCAAGAAAGGGACAGCTACTTTCGTGCGAGCCATGTTCGAGCAGCTTTCGGAGGCTGACGCTTTTGACGTGATTGATTTCGTTTCTTGTCGTTTAGGCGAACAACCAGCTGACCGCGAACATCACCTATCATGGGGCGACGACGTCGCGCCAGTAGAACACGAACTGCACGACGAGCCGGGCGAATGGGGTGCACGCCGAGCAGGTGAAGGCATGTTAGATTACATGTTGCGGAACGCCGAGCGGGCAAACGTTCTACAGGTCGGGCCTAATCGTGCCCCGCCCATGTGGCTTCACGCTATCCCGGTGCAATTAGATCAACAGCCGGCATTCATGATCAACATGCTACGACCTATGATCGCTGCCGTGTTTGGACCAGCGCCGCCTCAAATTCTGGGCCCGCAGCTTGGGGGAGCTTACTTCCACCACATGATCTCCCGGTGGCAACACGTACTCGAGAACAAGACTGAGACTCAAAAAGCCATCGTCGTTCACAACGACACAGCGTACTATTACCCGAAAAGTTGGAGCAACGTCGAGGCATATCACGTCGGCAGCTACAACACCTACGACGTTTTCTCAACCGACTCTCGTTGTTGTATGCGCGAGGTGAAGGTGAAGACAGCCGAAGATTCCGTGTCGGTGCACCCTGATGGCAACGGGGTCCCCTACGTGCACCAAAACATCGGCGACATCACTCAATACGGCATCAACGCTGTCGCCCTGGAATGCAAAATTGACTCGATACTTACTGTTAAAGTATTTGCAATCCACGGCACGGGGATCGAAACCACGGCATACAGGTCGATAGCCCCTATAGCCGACCGTACTGTCACCAGCGAATTAGTTCGAGCCATAAAGAGAGCCCCAGCTATCAAGAACGAAGGCCTGCATGCGCTAACCAAGAACCTGAAACCTGAACTCGCTGAAGCCACCATTTTACACGCCAGAGACCTATGCGACGCAGCCACCTACAGAGCCAAACTCACGCGCCTGGAAGTCACTCAAGGTTCTATCCTAGAAAAAGGATTTTTGTATTACCAATATTTGAAACTGCGCAGACCTCTTGAAACGGCTGTCTGTTTAGGCTCGGGTTTAGTGTGCGGCTTGACGACGGCCTTTTCCTTGGCCACCACTTTCTCAGGATTCTTCTCAGCTTTGGCCATACCCCTGTACTTTATTCCTGGATTCACCCTGGCTCTCGTGACAGCCCAAATCGCTTCAGGATCAGTTTGTTGGTACACGGCTCGGCGTCTAAGGCGCGTGACCACAGAACTCAGGGCAACTGAACGAATCATTATCGATGACGTCCGCATGGAATGGCCTATGTCGTCAGCCTTCGATGACATTAGCGGCGAGCTGTGCCCCATGACAATTTTCCCGAGCATAGAACAGAGGGACGACCTGCTGGCTTCATTCAATCAGCATGCGTTGAGCAGCGGGAAAATCGCCCGGGTCCGCTCCAACACGGTGAATGAAGTCCGACGTTTTGATTCTTTCATGTTGTCTGGTGAACCTGCATATTCGTGTGACTCCGCAGGTCATTACCTTTCCAACGTCCACACGATAGATTTTGCGAATGTTGCCAACGACAATTTAAAGGCCCTCACTTTGTATCAACCCTGCTTCAACAAGACGTTACGACAGAGACACCCACCAGCTCTGCTCGACGTGGCTGCAGTGCGCACGGGCCCGATCATTGAAGCAACCTCTGGGCCTTTGATCTCATATTCGGTAAATCATAAGAACCCGCAAAATCTGGTTTCAGCATTTTTCGACCGCCACATCAACGTCAAGACCATTATTGACCACCCCCAGCGTGAGGAACTCGAGAGGTACGCACAAACCTGGTTCGCAGCCCACCCTGTGGTATTCCGTGACGGTGATTTACCGTCGTTTGACGAATATATAGCCTCAAAGAAAGGTTGGAGCAGCGCAAAAGTTCTGAAGTACACCATGGCTTGGCGCAGCTTCAGCACCTGGCATCTTCGGAAACCGGGATTTTACGACTATTCTACCAAAAGGCCAGTCATTGAATGTTTCGTCAAAGCAGGCGAGCAGAACACAGCCCAAACCACTGATCCCGGAAAACTGATAGCGCGAGCCCGAAATATCGGGCAGCTGTCGCCTGAGTGGGTGTTCATTCATTATTTGCAAACCGCTTGCCTAAATCAGCAGAAGAGGGATCACTCTGACTTCAGCTACAGGAGTACCGTGGCAGATTACGAAGATTGGGCAAACCAGCACTTAGAAAGCGCCAACGCAGAGATGGCGATCTCGACTGACTTTTCAGCTTTCGACTCCGTACAATACCCTTGGTTGATGCGCATAGTAGACTATCCCGTCTGGCGAGCAGCCTGCAGCTACTTCTCATCAATTTTCGAGTGGTGGACACCAGACCACACCAATATCGTAATGAAAGCAGCTACGCCCGAATACTACGTCATGAAATATGCTTTCAACGGAGTGCGATTGTTCGATGCTGTGTGTGGTGGTACTCCCTCCGGCCACGGCCCGAAAACCACCGACGGCAACACCCGGCGCAATCGTTTGATACAAGATTACTTACTCGACCGCATAGGCCAGCGTTACGGGATCGTGCCGACAGTGAACCGGTTGATCACAGGCGACGATTTCTTCATGACTTGCCCGAAACGTGTCGGCGAACCTTGGTTGGTGGCTATGCGAGATTTTTTCGCTCATGATAATACAGCCGTGGTTGCAGGGATAGGTTGGATATGCAAAAAGATAGTCGTTCAACGACAAAAGCCTTTCCACCTTGAATTCGTCTCCAAGTACACAGCCTCATACGGAGGGAAACATCTATTGCTCCGCGACCCTCTCAAAGAGATAGTCAACTCGCGTTTTTACACGGGCGTCGACAAACGTTTTTTAAACCACCCGGCGAAACATCGAGCCGCAGTCTGCGAAAGCAATTTGATTTTCGCACGCGATGTCCCGATTATCTCTGATATATACAAACCTTCGTCGACAGGCATTAAAGGCCTGGAGAAGTATCTCGCCGAGCATTGCTCGATCGAAGGCGAAACCAGACAACACTGGCTAAGACCGCTGATTTTCCCTCCATTGGCAGCTGCATCCATCATTCAATTGAAAACCGGCCGCGTCGTCGACTGGCTATCCTTGTTATCCGTATATACCCAGCTGGCAACTGAACCGGTCGTTTGGATGCCTGACGATTTGGCTTACGCCTGTGCCGGGACCGAAATTTACGATATGGAAAGAGCGCAGAAACAGCCATCGAAGAAGAAGAAAAACGGCCGCCGGCGCACTGGAAGAAACAAAAGAACACAAACAAATCAACCGAAAATTGTGACTTACGTCCAGAAAACCGAACGACCGAAAACACGTGAAGGGCAAAACAGAAATTTGAAAGTAACTGACCGATTGCCTTCCGTATACCCAGGGGGTACACAAGCGACTGGAAACCGAGGATATTACAACTTCACCGTCAACACGACCACTTCTACTGCGCGTGTTGACATGGATTACGCAGGAAATATCAACCTATACAACGCGACTACTGGCACAGCAGAAGCTCCGGGTTCAGTGACCACGAACGTGCTTACTTGCGGAACCATCTTCCCGCACTGTTCTACGGCCTACTCGGCTGGCTACCTTGCATTTTATCGGATTGTTTCGGCTAAGGTAACCGTTAAAGCCACATCCTCAAGTAACGTCGCTTCTGGAACCCTAATCGCTTATCGCACTTTTGCTTCCCACCCCCAAAATTTGGTCACCGTGATGGGCTTATCCACGCTGAAAGATTTTGGGCAAACTCGGCAGTACGCAGCCACTGACAAAGCCGTAGCTGTATGGGCACCAATCTACAACGGCGACACGGATTTCAAGCTGTACGGGCCGGCGTGGACTGCGTCTCCGTGCTCAGGTATAGGTGTGCAGATCACCGGCGGAGTCGGTAATTATCTCGTAGAGTGGGATATTACCGGTGAAACAATCAGCGGATACGATACAGACCGTCTTCAGCACGTCTCACCGCCGAACGCTTCAACCGAATCATGGATACGTACATTATACAACGGAGCACGCAACGTAGCTGCAGCATATTTACCTGGAGCTGCAAACTTGGCCCTAGATGGAGCAGCGATGCTGTATAGGCGCAGTCTCGCTGGACGTAGTAACAGCGCAGTCGCCCGCTTACCGATGATCTCTGAAGTCGACGGAGAACCTGGCGAAGCCGAACTGCCGAACAACGACAAGAAAGCGAAAAGCGAGAACTCAATGTCGCACGGGAAAGAGATGACTCTGCGCAATGCTATAACGAGCAGCGCAGCTTCACTTCAACCCAGGTGTTTTGTGATGAAAATCGCGACTAGCCAAGGCGAACGTTGGGTCTTGCTCACCTGCCTACCATCGGACAAGGAACCGGCGCTTGCAGGGTCAAGCCCGGACGACGTTAGTTCCTAAATTGAGCAAACGATTAACTACCTACCGACCGGAGGTACAACCCGAAGGCGCGTTGCGCTGGAA